GTCGCGCAGGCCTGGCATTGGGGGACAGGCTCGAGAGCATTGGCGATCATGGGCGCGATTTGCGGTGATGGACGGGACGCAGTATCCGGTCCCGAGGTATTTGCATGAGGCGTTTAAGACGCAGGCGGAGTCGCAGTTAGTTGAGCAAGTGCAGTTTGAGCGTTGGAAGCATCGTAGGCCGGTATCTCAGTTTGAGCGGGATGCAGCAGAGTCGAATGCTAGGGCGCGCTTGAAAATTCAAACTCAACGGAGGAAGTACGGATGATGAACGTGTACGCGATTCGTGATAAGGTTGCGGAGTCAATTGGGCAGCAGGTGTGGCTATTTAAGGCCGACGCCGCTGCCATTCGTTTTTTTCATGATGTGATGAGTGATGGCAAATCTTATCCAGCCCAGCACCCTGATGATTTTGAGCTTTTGTCTCTTGGTTTGCTGGATGATGATGGTTCTTTTATGGGTTCGCCGCAGGTGATTTTTACTGGAACGCAGTGGAAGCAAGCTCGAGATGCTGCTGAGGCTGCCAAACTTGAAGAGGCGATTGGCTGATGCATAAGGGTTACGATTTGCCGTCGCGGGCGCTGGCGAGCCAGCAAGATTCCGCGATGATTCAGCGGCCGGATGTGCCGCGTTCGAAGTTTTTGGGTTCGTTTACGAGAAAGACGACGTTTAACGCCGGTCTGTTGATTCCGTTTCTCGTAGATGAGGTGTTGCCGGGCGATCATCTGAAGTACGATGTGAGTGCGTATATTCGGATGTCGACTCCGGTGTTTCCGCTGATGGATAATCAGCGGGTTGATACGCATTTCTTTTTTGTCCCAAATCGGCTCGTTTGGGCAAATTGGAAGCGATTTATGGGCGAGCAGAGTACCCCTGCGCAGTCCATTGATTTAACGGTGCCACAGGCAACGTTGGATTCGAATAGCGGAGTTGGTTCGTTGGCAGATTATTTCGGTCTGCCGATTACGCCGCAGATTACATCGGCGCTTGGTGTGAGTGCGTTGCCGTTTCGGGCATACAATCTGATTTATAACGAGTGGTTTAGAGATGAGAATCTTATAAACTCGTTGCAGAATTTGACTGGTGACGCACTGACGGCTTGTACGGATTACGGAGTAAGCGGTTATCCGGCGCGTCGTGGCAAGAGTCAGGATTATTTTACTTCTGCGCTGCCTTGGCCGCAGAAGTTTCAGGCTCCGACTATTCCGATTCTTGGCAATGCCCCTATTACGGGGCTAGGTACACTGCCTGCGGGCTTTTTGGTGTCTAATAATTACGCGTTTTATGAAACGGATAAGGCTACGGCGCAGACGTATGCGACGTACACTGATCCGATTAATAACGCGTTGTTTGCGAATGTAGAAGCGTTTGGGACGTCGTATCGTCCGAAGATTTATGCTGATATGTCAGCCGTTACTGGTGTTGGTATTAATCAGTTGCGTCAGGCGTTTCTCACGCAGCAGCTGTTGGAGCGCGATGCGCGTGGTGGTACTCGTTATACGGAAATTGTTCGTTCGCATTTTGGCGTGGTGTCGCCTGATGCACGTTTGCAGCGGCCTGAGTACATCGGTGGTGGTTCGTCGATGGTGAATATTACTCCTGTCGCGCAGACGGCTCCGTCTGCCGGTAATGTGCCTGTTGGTAATCTGGGTGCCGCTGGAACGGCGGTGGGTCAGCATAAGGCTTCGTATGCTTCCACTGAGCATGGGTATGTTATTGGTTTGATTTCTGTGCGCAGCGAGCTGTCGTATAATCAGGGAGTTCCGCGTACGTTTTTGCGTTCTACTCGATATGATTTTTACTGGCCGTCGCTCGCAGGACTTGGTGAGCAGGAAGTGCTGCGTAAGGAGATTTATGCGACGGGTGTATCCGCGAATGATAATGCGGTGTTTGGTTATCAGGAGCGGTGGCATGAATACCGGACTCGGTATTCTGAGGTGACGGGTCGGTTCCGGACGTATGTGCCTTCTACGCTTGCGGCGTGGCATCTGGCGCAGAATTTCACTAGTGCGCCTGTGTTGGGCCAGACGTTCGTGCAGGATACCCCTGATATGGCGCGCGTGCTCGCTGCGGGTGCTACGGCTGCTACGCTGTATCAGGAGTATTTGGCTGATCTGCTTGTTCGCCGCGAGGCGGTGCGTCCGCTGCCGATGTTTGGGACTCCGGTTACGCTTGGTCGGTTCTAATGGCCGGTTTGCCGATTATTGGCGATCTGATTCAGGGCATTGGCTCGGTGGTGGGTCAACACCAAGCCAATGTCCAGAATAAGAAGTTGGCGCGTGAGCAGATGGCATTTCAGGAACGGATGTCTTCGACGGCGGCGCAGCGGAGTGTGAAGGATTATTTGGCTGCCGGTTTGAATCCCGCGTTGGCGTATGGTACTACGGCTTCCACCCCGAGCGGGTCCACCGCTCGGGTGGAAGATGTAGTGGGTCCTGGCATTTCGAGTGCGCGCGCTGCGCAGATGCAGCGCGAGTCGATTAGAGCAATGGAAATGCAGAATAGGTTGACGCAGCAGAAGGTTGCAGAGTCTTTCTCGCAGCAGACTGCGAATAATGCGCAGGCGCGTGTTGCTGCGGCGAATGAGAAGCAGATAGATCAGAGTACCCGTTTTCAGCGAGAGTTGCAGCCGTATAGAGTGCAGGCTGAGGCATTGGGAAATTTGTATCAAGCGTATGTGAATAAGAGTGCGCGAGTTCAAGGTGAGTATGACGAGCGTTTTGGTACGCTGTCGCGTGGTGCGAAGGATGTGACTGGTGTAGTTGGAAGTATGTTTGGTAATTCAGGTCGTTTTGTTCGTGATTTGTTTAACGCTGGTCTACCTCGGAAAAGGTGATTTATGTTTCGTAAGCAGCACGACAGCGTTGATGAGATGACCATTGCGAATGGTCTGGTGTGTAATCCTGACGAGGATATGACTCGTCAGGAGTTTCGGGATGAGGCTGATGTTAATAAGCTCATGATGCGTCATGGGCTTGTGCCTCGTCCGGTTCAGTATGGTGAATGGGATTTTGATCAGGACCTGACGTCTTCGGTACAGACTCGTCAGGCTGTTTCTGAGGCGTATGCGGTGTTGCCTCAGGAGGTCCGTGCGAAGTTCCCAGATATGGGCTCTGTTTGGGCCGCAATTGCGTCAGGAGCCCTTAAAATAGGCCCGGAAGGGGTCGAGGTACCCTCGACGCCTTCCGAGCCTCAGCAAGCCCCCGAGGAGGGGGCGCGCTAGGTTAGCACGTATATACTATCTTGTTAAATACGTGCTAACTGACAGCTTTCACCCACACGAAAGGAGAGGTAAGCAATGCGTAGGCATGGTGTGTCTAAGGGCAAGTCAGCCCGCAAGTTTAAGGGGCGTCATGGAAAGACGATGGCGCTCAATCTTCGGTCTCCGCTGCGTGGCGGCTGGAGACTGTAAGCATGGCCTGCCATCATCCGTTCCGGATGTGGCGGTTAGATGGCAAGCTATCGCTTAGGCCCCCTGAGTCAGATGACCGCGAAGCGGTGGAATTACCGTGTGGTGGCTGTTTGGGGTGCCGTATGGACCGCGCTCGATCGTGGGCTATCCGTTGCTCTTTGGAGTTACAGAATCATGACAAAGCGTGTTGGACAACGCTTACGTACTCCGATGACAACATCCCTGCGAATCGGTCCATTAGGCGAGATCATCTCTCCGGCTACATTAAGCGTTTACGAGCGCGTTTGTCGCCTGAAAAAATCCGATTTTTTGGTTGCGGAGAGTATGGCGAAAGGGGCTGTAGGCCCCATTACCACGCTATCCTTTTTGGCGTCGACAAGTCCGAAAAGGCTATTGAAAAGGCGTGGGAGGCAGGGTTTGTAGGGGTGCATACCCTTACGCCAGCGGCAGTGCGTTATGTCGCTGGGTATTGTGCCAAGAAGGAAGGTTGGCATGGCCAGTTTCAGGAAGTGCTTGACAAGGAAACTGGCGAATTGTATGGTAGGGAAGCACCCTTTGTGTTGATGTCCCGGAACCCCGGAATTGGGGGTTCGGCTAGGAAGTTTTGGCGTAGTTGGTCACGTTTTGCTGTGCTTGATGGGACGAAGTATCCTGTACCGCGATATTTGCATGAGGCGTTTAAGAAGAACGCTGATCCCGCGTTTCAGGAAGAAGTAGCACACGAGAAGTGGCAGCATCGCAGGGTTTCTAGTAGGGAACAGCGGGACGCGGCAGAGGCGATTGCCATGTCGCGGTTGTCACTGCAAAATCAACGGAGGATGTACGGATGATGCATGTGTATGCGATTCGGGATAAGGTTGCGGAGAGCATTGGGCAGCAGGTGTGGCTGTTTAAGGCCGACGCTGCTGCTATTCGTTTTTTTCATGATGTGCTGAGTGATGCGAAGTCGTATCCGGCACAGCATCCGGATGACTATGAACTTTTGTCGCTTGGGATGCTTGAAGATGACGGGACGTTTATGGGTGCTCCCATGGTTATTTTCTCTGGAACACAGTGGAAGCAGGCGCGTGATGCGGCTGAGTCTGCGAAACTTGATGAGGCTATTGGTTAATGTCGTATCAGTTGCCGGCGCGTAAGCTTGCGAGTCAGCAAGACAGCGCGATGATTCAGCGGCCGGATGTGCCGCGTTCGAAGTTTCTTGGGTCGTTTACTCGTAAAACGACTTTTAATGCGGGTCTGCTTATCCCGTTTCTGGTCGATGAGGTGCTGCCGGGCGATCATTTGAAGTATGATTGCACGGCGTATGTGCGTATGGCTACGCCGTATTTCCCGATGATGGATAATCAGCGGGTTGATACGCATTTCTTTTTTGTTCCGAATCGGCTTGTATGGTCGAATTGGCGAAAGTTTATGGGCGAGCAGGTCAATCCTGACTCGTCTATTGATTATGTGATTCCGAAGGTTCGTGTTTTTGCAGGAACTTCGATTGGTTCGATTCCTGATTATTTTGGAATTCCTGTTGGCGGTCAGCTTGCTGCTTTTGTTGATGTTAATGCGTTGCCATTTCGGGCGTATAATTTGATTTATAACGAATGGTTTCGCGATGAGAATCTGATTAATTCTGCGGCGTTTAATATGGACGATACGCTTCAGGGTGATAGTGCGTTCCCTGTTCGTCGTCGTGGTAAGTCTCAGGATTATTTTACGAGTGCGCTACCGTGGCCCCAGAAGTTCACTGCTCCGTCGATTCAGTCGGCGGTGAGTGGACTTGGTATTGCTAGTACTGATCTGAACGTTGGGACCGGTCCGATTGGTTCGGTGTATGATACGGCCTCTGGTCTGAGTGCGACGTCGTACGCGAATGCGTATGATGGAGCGACGGTGCCGTATTGGATGAAGGCGACGGCTGCGGGTTATCCGCAGGTGTATGCAGAAGCGTCTGTGAATTCGTTCAGACAGGCGTTTTTGGTGCAGCAGTTGCTGGAGCGAGATGCTCGTGGGGGCACTCGTTATACTGAGATTGTTCGGTCGCATTTTGGTGTTATTTCGCCGGATGCTCGTCAGCAGCGTCCTGAATATATCGGCGGCGGTTCGTCCGCTCTGAATATTACGCCAGTTGCTCAGACGACTGGCGGTGCTGGTACCGTTGGGGTGCTTGGTGCTGCTGCGACAGCGGTGGGTAAGCATATGGCGTCTTATGCTTCCACTGAGCATGGTTATGTGATTGGTCTTATTTCCGTGCGCTCGGAGCTGTCGTATA